AAGGTCTAAAGTAAATGACGTCATACATATCTTCTACAAAAGCAGTGAGATATCTTTCAAACGGATCTCTAAGTATAACAAATCTATAAACATCATTATCATAACTTAACCAATCTTCCTTCCAATTCATTTGTTTAGCATGTTTTTCAACATAACTAGTTCCGCATTTATGGATCGGAATGCTTTGAACTTTTTTAGAAGGATCAGTCCATACTTTATACACTGGACCGCTAGTCATCGCCGTAACCAACTCGTTGAGTATCTTCTTCCCATTGTAGTCGATTAAGTCTACTGATCTCGTCTTTGGTTTGCAATTTTTTCTTTTTAAGTTCAGCAAGATGAACTTCGTCAACATGCGGATGATTAACTTGCATTTCGTTAATTTGTTTATCTAATAGTCGATGCATTTCTTCCAAATGTTTGATTCGGCCTTTATATGACATATCACTCCTCCATATAAGCTTGCATGATTGTTTCCGCTTCGTCTTCAGACAATTCGTTTTCGTCGTCATCCACGGTTTCAAAAAGTGCATTAAACATTGTATTGCTGTTACGGGTTTTCTTACCTTTGAATCCTCGTGTACCCACAATGTCCATCCAGTATCTATCGTAGTGTTCAATAATTGCCTCGGCACTCTCACGATCAGGTGCAGAGAAAATAGCCTCAACAATGTCTCTGAATCTAGCATGGTCACCATTACTATTACACAGCATAGCAGGTCGTTCTCCATTATCATACGATCTATTCGCTCGTTGAACTGATTCAATATGTGTCCAAACATTATGCCCCATCATTAATGCGTAACTAAAACTATCCCAGCTGGTTCGTCCTTCTTTACCGTTCTTATTTAGATCACCGGGTTTGTATATACAAACATCTTTAATTTGCAAGTGCCGGCTAATTGGGCTATCTTCAAATCGATCAAAGATACCATCCTGTTCTACAGCATCTTTGAAACTTCTAGTGTCTATAGAATATTTTTTGTCGTCGGCACTTGGTTTCATTTTATACGACCATTTACCGTCGTGTGGTAAATCAATGGCGTAGTAGACTTGGCCGTTGGCTGTAGCAAGGAATGGACTTGCACAATCGAAGCTGATAGTGAAGTTGGGGTTGACGTATTTGCGTATAGCTCGTTGTATATCGGTGAGTAGTAATGCCCATTCAAGTTTGCTGGTACCCAAGAAGTGCATCCAGTCATGTATTCCCTCTTGTAATAAGTTATCATATTTTAGCGCAATTAAACGTTTTAGGACAAGATGAATATCACACATATTTTGTCCACCCATTGCCCATCCATCAAAGTGTGTGTTGGGATAAACATTTGGATCGCAAAACTCTTTCATTTCTTGATACCATTCTTCAGCTGACGTATGATTATCACCTTGAAGAACATTCAAGAATTTAGCACCACCGTTATTCTTGCCCCGTCGGTGTTGCATGAAATAATGATTATTGTATTTCGTTGCATCTACTGCTTCTTGTAGTGTAGTGATACCACATGCACGACTGGCTTTCTTGTCATGGATAACCCAAGTTGGTATATCAAGAATCATTCCGTAGTCAGCTATACCATCTAACCATTTGAGAACAGAGGACCTTTTCTTTTCGGCCTTAGTGCATCCTGAGTTAGCCTTCCAATCACCTTCCCATAATCCCTTGGCAATTTGGAATCCGCCCGAGTCTCCTAACATAAACGTACCAGGTTCACGTTTACGAACCATATCTTCCGATGGATCTTCTTTAGACAAATCTAAGTTCGCGTGTCCGCCTGAATAGAGACTCCACCGGTAGGGGAAGAGGGCTTGCTGGCTGTTGAGCCAATTGAATTGTTCCATGTCCGGTAATGCTTGAGGCATACGAGCAGGATCAACATAGTCATTGTTAACACGTTGTTTTCCTATAAAAGTTGCGTAAAATCCGGATATTGCAGGTAAGAACACTGCATAGTCATTTTGTTTAGCGGTTAAGTTATCAGACATCATAAAAGGTTACTAATTTAATTAATTCGTAGTCGGGTTTTAAATAGTTTAACAGTTTTTCTTTAAATATCATATGTTCTTCATGTTCGAAAAAATCTCTTAACAGAGATTTATAAAAATCTTCATCAGATCTTGTATTAACTTTTGTGTCGGTAAACGGTATGAAATTATTATGATCTTGAAAATATTTTGTTAACTGATGCCCTAGGGTGTCATTTAAATAAAAATAATCAATATTATTAATATCATACAAATTCAAGGTACTATCAATGTTATCAATATCATACAAATTTAAACTACTAGTTTGAAGTTCAGTATGTACATCAAAATCAAATCTTCCAGAGCCAAACGCTAATTTAAGTATTTCAAAATTTAATTTGTTATCGTGTTGCAGGAGTTTCCTTAGGCAGAGGCCTATAGTTGCATCATATCTAGTCGTATTATCTTCACTAATTATATAATTAACAAACCCCGTTAGATATCGTTCATATGGATTTCTTAATACACAAAAAATTCTTTTATCTTCAATAAAAGAATATCTATCGTTATACTCTACGTGAGGTGGATCTACCCAACCTTCTTTGTATAATACACCTTTAATTTTTTGAGATGCATTTTTTGATATCTCTGCATAAAAAAATTTCTTTGTTGGGTCTAATAGTCCTCTAATTTGGAAATTAGTTGCCATAAAATTTAATAGTCCTAATTAGTTTGTAATCTTTAGAAAAAAAGCAATCTAGATTTGTAATGTATTTAGAATTTTTTTCTAATACCTGTTTAAAAATTTGTTTGAATTTTTTTCGAATAGGGTCATCTTCTGTTACATGTTGATAGGCATAATTAAAATATCTATTAGGCATTCCATGACTGGTTAAAAAATGACTAAACGATTCTCTATATTTAGGACCACACCAAAAGAAAGTACAATTGTCAAGATTTAAACCTTCTATGAATAATACTTGTTGTTCGGTGTGATCGTCAAAGGCTATTCGATCAAATACTAAGTCAAAAAAACAATTTGAAAAATGTGCTGTATCTAAATTCTTATGGTACAGGTACATGTATTCAGCGATACCACTTAGCCAGCGTTCAATCGGGTCACGTAATACCACTAGTGCGTGTTTATGATATAAGTTATCTGTATGATAGTTATAATTTTCCCAACCCCAATCTTTTAAATTAGGTTTAGTCCATGAACTAGCATTTTTGGGAATATTAACATACATAAGGTTAGTGTCTGACTTTGTCATGCACTCACCAAATACATGACCTTGAGTTTTGTAATATTCTAAAAAGTTTATCACTTCTGCTGAGCAGGGAGTATATAATTATAGATAGCCAACCCACTGTTAACAGTAATTTGTGCAGCACCTTCGTCGCTAAAACGAATCATTTTATCACCAGGTAAAGTTAAAATACTAATAACAGCACTAATAGGCCAATGCCATGCTTTAGTTAATGAACCTGCAACGTCATGAGCAAACACAAAGTTTCCTGCATGACTTGAATGATCACCGAAGTAAAATACCAAATTACCATTTTCGATTCGTGCAATAAAAGAAGTTTCCTCGCTATTAGCACTAGCTTGGAATTTCAATCTTTGAATAGCTGCTACACTAGGTTCAATTTCCACTCCCCATTTTACACCTTTAAACTTTACTGTTTTTAACTGATCGCTAACAACTTCAGAACTCATTAATCGATAATCATTTTTAAAATCACTAACAGAATTTTCAAAATGAATTCCATTTAAAGAACCATCATCTTTTTTTAACATGGTGATTTTAGCATTATCTTTATATTCCGGAATATCTAAAATAGTTTTAAGTTTTCCTAAGTTAGGCATACCAAAAGTACCAATAAACTCTGGTATAGGATTATGAAATTGTGCCTCAACTATTGCTACTCTTTCTTCTCCTAACGCATTAATTAAAGTTGCATCTGCAGTGCCGGTGATTTTAACTAAATCAATTATACCTAAACTGTGGGTGTGTGATACTATATCAAGTAAATAATCTCTCATAATTTCTCCTTATAATAAAATTATAACAATAATTTTTTTGCATGTCAAATATCTCGAATTTTAATTTCGCCTAATGTTTGATGTGCTTTAACTGTTCGAAGTATACCAGGTTTTTTTATTTCTATCCAACTAAATGATGGAAGAATATCAGTACTATCAATATAACTAAAACCCAAACTTTCTATCATGAGAACTAACATAGTCTTAGGTACGTAAGTCATAAAATAACTCTCACATAATCCAGCACTTGCAGGTAAATCTGCATTATTATAAGTAAAGAGTATAACTCCTCCCGGTTTTAGCCATTCTTTAGCCTGAAGTAAAAATTGTTTAATTGTATCTAAGCTTAGATAATTAAAATAATTAAAACTGAAAATAAAACCAAATTGATTTTTTGGTAATCCTTGAATATTAAAATCTTTAATTAAATATTTTCTCAATCTATTCTGATATTCTTTTGGAAATCTGTCGTTAGTGATTTTTAAAAATTCTTCATACTCGTCTGCGACGTAAAGAGGATCGGATCCCACTAAGTTTTTTGTCCATTCACCGTCTCTACACCCAATTTCTAAAGCAGGATATTTCCAAGTAGAATGTAAACGCACCCTAGCTAATAACAACTCATATGCGCCTTCTGGCAATGGTAATTGCCTATATTGTTGTACGGTTGCTGCGTCACCAAATCTACATTCAGTTTGATAATTATCAGTAAAAAATTTAGCTGTTATTTTTTCAATGTCTTTATTGATAGTTTCTATAGCATTAGTAATTTCAATTACATTTTTATCTAATTCATTAATTAATTGTGCATGATTAGTTTCTATAGATTCAATGATACTTCTGTATTTGTCATCTGTGTATAGTTTAACTTGAGATAACTTTTGTAAATTTTCTTCTATAGCAGAATGTACTATCTTTCTATCAAAAGATTCTAGTAATTCTGTTTTTAAGTGAACTAATTGATGTAAATTCATATGAATATCTGGTTATACCTGATATTTATTCAAATGTAAATAAGTCATCGAACGTTGTTTTTATATCAGTGTGAGCCGGAATATTCCATTCTAAAACACCTAAGAGATTTTCGACTTTTTGATCTACAATAGTTGCTTCCATTTCCGAGTCGTTGAATGGCAATTCTTTAAACCAACGCGGAATGTGACTTTCGTCTGTAGGATAACCAACACTAGTGTACCCTAATGGATTGTCTTTTAGTTTGCACACAATAGTTTTCATACCATCAACAATAGACATAGAATAGTTATCACCGTGCATTCTACGTAAGTTATTCCAGTTCATAGCAGCACGTACATGCCCGGGCATGTTGGCACGACCAAGACGTTCTTCTTCTCGAGTATATTTTGTTAAATTGTTAACACGTTTAGGAGTGCCTTTTTCCCATGCTGGTCTATCCTGGAATGAAATTTTAAATTCGCGAACACGGTTGTAAATTTCTTCTTTTTCTGCACCAGTTAACACCGCGGTTAATAATTCACTCAGAAAGTCTTGTACAATCTTTGGAGTATCACTGCGCTTGAGATCAAGACCCATGGCTTTTACTTTACCTGGCTTGCCATGTGTATCTAATCTGTTACCTTCAAGGTCATATATCAATACAGCATAGCGTTTCTTCTTTATGAATAGTCCCTTCGAAGCAACAAGTTCCCTCCCTCCTTGGATAAGCGAACCCATTGATCTTGGAACATGACAAGCTCGTTCCATAAAAGTGGGAAAGGAATCATTGACCTGATCCGCGATAGAATCGTAAAGTTGGGCACAGATTTCTTTGTTCCATTCCATTCGTCCTGCTTCCACCTCCTCTCTAATCGCCGGCCAAGCTGTAAAATAGCATGAGTCAGTGTCTCCATAGATGATGGATTTGCCAACATGGTCGTACTCTCCGAATATGCACTCATTGATATACGCATCCATGTGTTTCGCGATAATACGCCCGGTAAGAGTAGTACTTTGACCAATTCTTTTGTCGAAAAATCTACAACCTGGATTGAGAATCGCTCCGTAGAGACTGTTAAGGTTAATCTTTTTGACCAACTGTCTCTTATCCCAGAAAGCTTTGTCCTCATCAGTAGTTGCTTCTTTTTTCTTTGCTTGCAATTCCTTGCGTTCTGCATACCACCTCTCTAATAGTCCAGGCACAATTGCTTTTTGTTCGTAACTAAAGATTGTGCCATTGGCCGATAACATCCAGGGTTCATTTGAGTCAAAAATTAGTCGCCAGATATCTGCTGCACTCATAACATCAGATCCTCCGGCTTCCCAGTCGATGGTAATTTCTGTGCCAATTTCGCCATTCATTACTGCTGTATATTCAAGACTACCAAACATGTTTTCCCAAGCATCTGCAAAACTTGAACCTGCGGCCATCTTGTCTTGAATATACCTATCGGTCATTATCGGCCGGAGTTGTCCAACAATCGACTCTTGTGCCATGTTAAGAGCGCGGATTGCTGACGGGTAGAGCGAGTTAATGTCGATTGCACCGATCCAGTCGTGCATACCTTTCTTGGGGAAAGCAACATAGGCACCTGCTGCTTGTGTGTCTCCTTGATCATCTCTTCCTTTCCTATTAGGTACTACCATTCCTCGTTGATGTGCTTCGTTGATAATTGCCTGCTCTGTTACCGCTACTGCTCCCATTGTGGTAGGAAGCAACACAGTATTATCATGTGCTAGTTCATTGGCTAGATCTAGAAAACGTAGTTTTCTATCTAGTTTAGCAACAAGCATAGTATCTTGCCTGTTATAATCAATGAACTTAGGAAAGTCTTTATTATATAATTGATCTAGTGTGCCTTCATATTGTGTTTTACGTTCATCTAGTTCATATTCACCAATTGCATCTAAGGAGTAACTATGACGTTCTTCATATGTGTATTTGCGATACAGTTGCATATAATCCATATGCACACGACCAATAAGATCAAAAGTTAAATTCTCTGCACCAAACCTTTCAAATGTACGTTGCTTAGGTAGTTGACCCCATAAGCAGAATCTACGAGTATCGTCTTTATTCAATACTCTAGTGATACGCATGACCATGTAGGGAATATCAAAACCTTCCGAGTTCCAGCCACTTAATATATCTGCGTCATCAATGACATCTAAGAAAGTGTTAAGGAGATCTTCTTCTCTTTCGAACAAGAAACAGTTGTCATATTTGTTGCAGATTTCTTGTGCTGTATCCCAACTATAACTTTTAGGTGGAACAACAAGAGTGACCATCTTGTCCATCCAGTCAAGATAGACTGAGATAGCTGTTATCGGATTAAAAGGATCTTCGGGCTTGCTGAAGCCTCTTACCGGATCAAAGTCAACCTCAATATCGAAAAACGCAGTATGTAGTTGGGGAGAGGTTGCCCCCAAATAGTTTTCCTCGAGACAGCGGAATACCGGATTAATATCCGACTCCCAAAGTCGTTTGTTACTGTTAATACGTAACTCTTTTTGATATTCTTTGTTTGATCGACTTGAGAATCTACTTACTGGAGTTCCGTATACAGTACGAAATTTACCACGTGGGTCGTCGTAGTAAAAGATATAGTTGGCTGGGTACTCTCGGTATATTCTTTCGCCGTTAATTCGTTCAACAATATGGATACGATCCGATCCACGATCAAATAGTGCGTCGATATAACTCATGTATATATTATATTAGTTTAATAGTAGTCTTGCAAGCCCAACGGTATCAATAGTTGTTAATAACAAATAATTTAGTAGCATACCGAAGCTTCTTCTAGTCCATGCTGCCCAAGTATACATCAGACAACCACCGATCCAAAAAGGATATAAAGTTAACAAAGGTGGGTTAGGTACTGTTAATGCAAATACTAAAGCACACCCGACACTACACGCCCATGCAAATATTTCTACAAAGAATCTTATCTTGTGGCTTTGCCAATCGTCTTGTATCCAATTAAAAATACGAAACATTAAATCATTCATAGTATATACTATACAACTCTCTTATGTTTAATTCTGGGTGTAACTTTTGAATACTATTTAACATTTCTAGCATAGCGGTATTGTCATCGGCCCACGTCATATTATCTATATAATTTAAAACTCGATGATATGGAGGAGTGTCTTTGAGAGATTTAATCTGAACAAACTGTTCTCTAATTTTTTTTATAACATTTTTAGGCACAATTCCCAATCCTACATTTTGTGTGTCTTGGACTACAAAATGGGCAGAAATATTTCCCGGCTCGAACATATTAATCTTTTGACTTATTAAGTAATCCCAAAACCTTCCAATGTGATGGATATTTAATGCAGTAACTACGGTGATAATGCAATGATTTATATTAGGCCTGGTATATGCAAATTTCCTTAAAGTTTTAAAATTTTTATAGATTTGCGGCCAATTACTTGGAGTTCTTTGAATGTATGCTATTTCGTCCATTCCATCAAGACTATTAATAAGTGTTATTTCTGAAAAATCTTGTATAGCGTCTAATAATCGTTTATTAATATTTGTAGTATTAGTAATGACCATTAGTTCTAAATTTTTGAAATTTTTCGAGGTCTTTAAGAATTCAATAAACTCAATATTCTCTTCAAGTAAAGTTGGTTCTCCGCCGGTAATATTAATGTGGTATATATAATCGGCGAATTCGGAAAAAATTCTTTTTAGTGTTAATGTTTTTGGCCAATCATAAACAACACCAAAATTAGGATATATCTTTTCTGGATCGCCAATCCGACTATGAAATTTTATTTCACGAACGTTGATGTTTTTATTAGTGTAAAACTTTGACCAACTATTGCTATAAATGGGATAGCACATTTTACAAGATAGGTTACATAAATTACCCGACATAACTTGAAAATCTGCAGGAAAACTTGAATTTATTTCACCATTGGTATTTTTTGCTTCGTTAATAGCTCCTTGGAGATCGTATCCCTTTCTCTCCATTTTCTTATACAAATCTAGACTAGATGTTCTTGTGCTTTTTCCTTGGTCACCAACTTCATTATCCCAGCACTGAAAGCAGGACTTAGGTTGTTGTCCTGCCAAAAACTCTAGTCTAATCTTTTTATAATGATTGCTATTCCATGCCTCTTTAAGCGTATGGGTTTGGACATTGAATTGTCGACCTTGCTCGTCAAGCATGTCTCCGCTATCAGAACAACATATTTTTATTTGTCCATTAGGATCTATATGCATAGATCCAAAAGGCATAGGACAAAATTTATTTTGCATCAAAGAGTTTTGCCTACAGTTTCTAGGATAGTGTTTAGTTCTTCGTGATCGGCATTTTCATCACCGAGCTTAGATTTAAATGCAACACGAATGGCTTTTTTAAGAATAGCAGGTTTAATTTCCATTTCTTCTGCTACTGCTTTAATAGTATCACTTAATCCTGCATTAAGGTCTTCAACCTCTTGCATAATAGTCATACCTTCATTGATAATTTGTGTTAGCTTGGCTTTTTGTTCTGCGCTAAACATACGTGAACTCATAGTAATCTCCAAAAATAATATTATACAGGAATATTAAAAAAAGTTAAACAAAATTGATGCCCAATAATTGGTAATCGTTTTGATAAAATTTCTCAGGTGGTAACGGGAGATTTTTAACTCTCCCAATTTCAAATTCTAATGGCAATGAGCCTATGGATCTATTATGCGAATCGGCCCATTGTTTAAACTTATCGCTATTATAAATCTTGCGTCTATTTTTATTCAAATCAATGTAAAATCCTATTTGCGCTTCTTGTCGTCCCCATACATCAACTTCATTGGGATCGTCGTTATCGGAAAAAGAAAGTAAAACGTTTTTGCCAAGTATTTCATTTGGTAGCAGAACAGGATAACTATCATCATCTAAATTAAATTTATAATTATGATGATATTCTTCAATTGTGAATCGCATTCTTTCGCTAAGATTACTTTTAATACATAAAACTTCTATATTAAGATTATTATCTAATATAAATTTTTTAGTATGTTCGGGCACAGCAAAGTGTTCTAGGTCGTGAACTGCTAAATTAATTCGATCAATAATTTTAACCCATTCTTCTAATGTTAGATCCATGGGAGGAACGAACGTCGGGTCATATGGATTAGGATAACCATGTTTTCTCTGACCATTGTCCATAAACCATCGCCAGTTATTAGTAAAAAATCTATGTAGTTTATTTAAAACAGTTTGGTTAATTGAAGCAGCATTATGCTCTACCAATGGAATAAATTTAGGCCATACGTAACCTAATGTCTCTAGTTGTTGTTTAGCTTCGTGGATTTCTTTGATGCGACTATTAATATAGTCCCGACTATTGTCCGATATTTCATCATGCCGAATCATACTAAAACAAAATGTATAATTGTTAATATCACGATTTTTATATTCGTGATACCAACTACGAATTACAGGTATATCAAATAATTCAATGGTAAATGTGCAATTCGAAAGAACAACTTCGAGATTCATGATAATATTTATAGTATAAATACGGGATGAATCAAATTATAGTAGTATTATTCGATAACCTCACAGAATCAACAAAACATTTAAAAACACGATTATTGGATTTAGCAGAATTTAAATCCAAAAGCAATCTTGATCTTGTTGTAAGTAATGATCTAGACACGGATCTGCCACAATTAAGCAACTCATATGAGTATGCAATGGTTATTGCACTAGGATCAATTTGGCATACAAGCCAAGAAATTTTTGATTCAGTTAGATATGCTCAAGAGAAACAGGCCGCATTAATAGCACATATTCTCGACAGGGATCCATATTATGAATTTCATCCTCAATGGTTTGTTTTAAATTTACAAATTTATAAATATCTCAATTTTCCTCAAATAGGCGAAAGTTCAGGAACAACAGATTTAGAAGTTATCGATGTAATTAGATCAGAAGAAAATTTCCATCATACATACACGCCACATTGGATTAAACCTGGTAATCAGTTATCTATTAAAAACATACCTAATTATTTTTTTGGGTTCAGGTTAATCAATCAGCTATTAATGCAAGGATATACAATTTATAATGTCCCTCAGCATATTAGAGATAGAAAAAGCTTTTGTTATCCTGAACAAAATGTTGAAGAAATATTTAAATCCATGGAGAACGTCGATTACATTAGTCCAACATTAGATCCGCATTTTGATTGGCTAGTTCGAGGACAGAGACAAAATGTTTACAATGGCATAGGATATTA